CTGTATAATGAGCTTTAGGTACTTGTCTTTTTCTTTTTTGTCGTTAAGTGCTATGGTGGCCATGGCATAGATGTAGGCAGTATTTTTTATATCCATTTTATAACCTTTTGGTTTGTGTTATTGTTAACCTTTTGGTTAACCATTTGGTTTATATTATGGTTAACCATTTGGCTAACCATTTGGGTAACCATAACGTAAAGCAAGTAAGACGTAAGACATAAGATGTAAGAAATAAGAATTAAGAGAATACTTATCTATTAAAGTATATGTGTAAATATGCTCATATTCATTATTTAACTAGTGTTCAAAGTTTTGAATTCAGTTATTAAATTAAACTTAAATACTGGTAATTCGGAAATTCCGAATAATCATTGTTCAACATTTCTGCATCGCGTTGCCAACCCAGCTCAAGGCTACTCGCCTTTCGCTTCTAGCACACCGCCAAAAGCCAATTGAATAGAATCAAGGCAATTGCACCACCATACCCCAAAGACGGCTACAACGGCCCTATCTGTTGCCTTGCCAAGCCACGCGCCGCCAGGGCACCAAAGTCTTGACCTTGCCACTGGTTTTGAGTATCTTTGGGAGTATGAATAAGTCCTCAATGAAAATTCGGTTTGATGGCGATAGTCACCAGATTGACGCAAACACGTTGATCAACTACCTGATTCACTACCAGGCGGTTGTCGATGTTGCCAACAATTTGATTGGTGGTGGTTCCAAGAAAATCAAGGTCAGGATCAATGCGATAGAAAAGGGTTCTTTCGTCGTTGATGTTGAACTTGTGGAATCCTTGTTCAAGACTTTGTTTTCTTCGGATTCTGTTGGTTATGCTGCCGGCCTGTGTGCCGTTGTCGGTGGAGTATATGGTGCCTATCGTTGGCTTAAGGGTTCGCCGATTAAGGATGATCAGAGAGAGTCTTTTGCAAATAGCATTCAGTGTGGCGACTCTGCGATTGTCAATCAAATAATCAATGTCTATAACAGCCAAGTTTCTAGGCAGGCTATTAGCAAGTCTTTTGACACTGTGGATGGTGACGAGTCTGTTTCTGGTGTTTCGTTGGAATGTGATTCCGGAAATGTCGTTTTTGATAGAGCCGATTTCAAGAGCCTCCAGTACAATAATTTTGAACATGAGAATGACGAGTATGAGGACCGTGAGGTCGTTGCCGATGCAAGACTGGTGATTCTTTCTCTTGGATTTGAGCCGGGATCCAGATGGAACTTCTCCTACAATGGAGTCAAGATTTCTATGAACGTCAAGGATGATGCCTTGATTAAACAGATTGACAAAGGGATGCGTTTTGGCAAGGGCGATGCCATTCGTGTGAAGCTTAAGATTGTTCAAAAGTATGTGCCTGAATACAAGACGTATATGGATGCGTCTTTCAAGATTGTTGAATTTTATGAGCATTGTCCGGCGCAGATGCCGCTGGATATGTTCAAGTGAAATACAGGGCCTGCCGTTTCTCTCCATTTCTTTTTACAAAAATGTTGACGGTTATTAAATAATAACCTATATTGAAAACATGCCTAAGGTTTTTGAACAGGACGGATTTGTTTTCTTTTTCTACATGAACGAGCATGAGTCTATTCATGTCCATGTGATGAGACAGGGTAAAAAGGCTAAGTTTGAAATTGTAGATGGCAAGGCTGTTGCAAAAATAAATGGTAAACTTTCTTCTGCAGATTTGAAAAAAGCTGCTGCGATTGCTTCTGAAAACAGTAAGCTCATTGAAACAAAGTGGCATGAAACATTTGACAAGTGAGGTCGTATGGCTGATATTACCGAAAAGGATGTGAAGCGAGTGTGGGTTGATAAAGAAGCCGTGTGCGTTGAACTTAATGATGGACGTGTTGGCAAAGAACTTATTCGCGATTACGAACCTCTTAGGAAAGCTACAAGAGCTCAGCTTAAAAATTTCCGTGTTGATCTTGACGGTATTTGGTTCGATGATCTTTGCGAGGGGTTGGAACTTTCTGGATTCTTTTCTCCAAAGAAGACTAATCCTGTTGGCCGTGTGTTCTGGCTGTTCCCCGAATTAAATGCTTCTGCATTTGCTAGAAGGGTTGGTATTCCACAGCCTTTGTTTGCTGCGTATGTCAATGGTACTAAGAAGCCGTCTGCTGCAAGGTTGAAAAAAATTGATAGTGAATTGAGGCGAATCGGTAGAGAACTTACAGAGCTTTTTTGATAGCTTTGCTGTTTACCAATGTCGTATTGATTTAGGGTTAACGCGATGGCATTAGTGCGTTGTAGCTCGTTAATGCGACAATTTGCGGCGTATTTGTGACTTAGGCAGTCTGTACCCTAGATTGTTTAACCATATTTCTTTAACCATTAAATAGCGGTTAAAACGCTTAAAACGAGCAAATTTCAAAGGTTTTTCGTTTTGAATTTTAACTTTTAATTTTTGTTTTTACTTTTGTGTTAACTAGTAAAAGTTAAATGTGGTGGGTGGTTGCCGTTGGTATGTGGAATTGCGCTTGTGTTGTTCAGAATGGCATGCCCTTGGTGGTGGGTGGGGGTAGGGACCCCGGTGTCAAAAGGGTTGCTAAGAATTTGAAAACCAAATGGGGTGAGTCCGACGCGCCGCTTCTGGCGTTTGTGTGGATTTTTGGTTTGGGTTAATGTGTGTTTGTTTGCTCATTTTGCCGGTTTAATACCGTCTTTTCTTTTTCAATTTAAATTACATGGTCAAAAATTAAACCTTTAATTTTACCATTAAGTAAAATATTGGTATGTTCTATTCACATACCAAACACAGTTACCCAGATAGCGATTTAATCAATGCAAGTGCATTGGCAGAGCTTTGCGGTGTTTCTAATGCTGCAATTACCAAGGCAAAGCAGAGTGGCCGTTTAGACACATACGAGAACTCCGATGGCAAGGAATGCTTTCACCGTATAAGGAGCCCTCAGCAATACTTAAAGACTCGTGACCGTCGACACGTTACAATTCCAACGCGTGGTCAAAAGCAAGTCGGTTACGATAACCTTACTGCACAGGCAGTGGCATACAATCCAAAATTTGATGTTCCTTCATCTGGGTTTGGACTTCCTGTTCCTGGCGTTACCGATGTTGACGATCCGTTGGACCTGGCTTCAGCTTCGGCGGAACGGGCGGACCTTGAAACATCCAAGGCACAGAAAGAATTCCAAATGGCGAGGCTTGCAAAACTCAAGGCCGACGAAATGGAAGGTAGACTTGTTCCAAAGCAACAGGCTGCAATAATAGCCTACCAGCTTGGAGCAAATATCCAGGATAAGGTAATGACGATTTATTCTTACCTTGCGCCTGAAATTGTAGGGTACTTCAAGGACCTTATGACAAAGGCTGAAATACCTAATGAAAAGATCATTGAAATTGTAGGTGATGCCGACCATTATGTTGGCGAAAAAATCCGTAAGTCTTGCCTTAACGCACTCAAGGATTTGACCGAAAGAACTAAGGAAAACATTCTAGATGGTTGATAATAGCGTCAGCATTTCGAAAACATTGCAGGCGAATATCAACCATGTGGCTGAGAACCTTTTGTCTGGTCTTCGCCCGCCTCCGGACATGACTATTAGCCAATGGGCCGAAAAGAACCGTATTCTAGCAGGTACTGCATCTAGCGAGCCTGGCAGATGGCGTAATGAACGTACTCCGTACCTTGTAGAAATTATGGACGAACTTTCGCCACAAAGCCCTGCCACTGATGTGGTATTTATGAAGGGCTCCCAAATCGGTGGTACCGAAGTTCTTATTAACACTGCCCTGTATTACATTAAGCACTGCCCGTCTCCTATTGGCCAGTTCCAGACTACGGAACAGACTGCTAAGAGGTTCCTTAAGCAGCGTATAAACCCGGCAATTGCTGCAATGGGTATGAGCGACCTGTTCTATGGCGACGAAATGTATATCAAGGAATTCCCTGGTGGTGTTCTTACGACTGGGTGGAGCAACAGCCCTTCTAACTTCCGTTCTGCACCGTTCCGCATTTTTCTTGGCGATGAAGTCTCTGAATGGCCAAAGGACTGCGGTGGCCAGGGTGACCCATGCGAACTTGGCAGAAGGAGAACAACAAACTTCCCTAGGCGTAAGCTGTTCTGGAACTCAACGCCTGGCATCGATGGCGATTGCCGTATTACTGAAATGTTTTACCAGGGAGACCAACGGCATTTTAATGTGCCGTGCCCACATTGTGGTGTACTCCACAAATGGGAATGGTCTAACATTGTTTGGGACGTTGATTCAGAAGGGCGAAACCTCCCGAAGACCGTAAGAATGAAATGCCCGAACTGCGGCGAGGAATATGGAGAGCATCATAAGACTGAACTTATGAAATGTGGGGAATGGGTAAAGGAAAATCCTGATGGAGCGTTCCCTAGCTTCCATATAAACGCTTTGTATTCGCCTTTAGGCTGGTACTCGTGGGAAAAGGCAGTAATTGACTTTTTGACATCTAAGGGTGACGTTAACAAGATGAAGTCTTTTGTTAACAACGTTCTTGGAGAGGCGTGGACTCTTGAAGGTGGCAAGGTCGTGGACCCTAATGGTCTTATGGCTCGATGCGAAGAATACGAAGCTGAAGTTCCGGACGGAGCAATAGTATTGACTGCAGGCGTTGACGTTCAGGATGACCGTTTGGAAGTCGAGGTCGTTGGATGGGGTAAGGGGCTTGAAAACTGGGGTATAACGAACAAGGTGCTTATTGGAAACCCTTCGGAGCCTGCTGTTTGGGATGCTCTAGACTCTGTTCTTATGGCTTCTTACAGAAATTCGTTTGACGAGTGCCTTTACGTTGCTGCTACTCTTATAGACTCAGGCGGCCACCACACAGATGATGTATACCGTTATACTGCGAAACGCGAACGGAGAAACGTGTATGCTTGCGTTGGTAAGAGTGGATTGGCTCGCCCTTTGGTTACTAGGCCACAGAGAACCAAAAAGAGTGCATTGCGTAACGCTACACTTGTTACTGTCGGGGTAGATATAGCAAAGGACCAGTTCTATGACTGGCTATCTATTGAAGAGCCTGGCCCTGGTTACTGCCACTTCCCTAGCAATCAAGAAGAATACAACGGCGAATACTTTGCTCAGCTCACTGCAGAAAAGCGTTTTAAGAAGTGGGTTCGTGGTAGCCAAGTTTGGGGCTACAAAAAGATTAGAGCGCGTAACGAAGCCTTGGATAAACGAAACTATGCGCGTGGTGCACTGAACATTGTCGGTATAGATGTAGATAAGTTTGCTGATGCTGGCAAAAAGTTCTTAAGGAATGTAAACGCGGAGCCTGTACATAGAAGAATGGAAAGAAGAACATTATCTGGAGGTGTTAGGTTATGAGTTCTATTACAGTTTCTTTGGATAAGCTTGGGAAGGCTCTTGAAAACGAAGTTAAGAAAGACATGAAGCAAGTGAAGTTTGCTGCATATAAGACTGTAGATAAAATGATACAGCCTATTATAAGCGAGCAGAAAA